GTTACATACTAAATTCTCTTCAATTCCCTCAATCTTTGTTCCGTTTCGGGCGATGGTCAGATTGTTGGTGTCGAAAGTATCAGAAAAGTCGAAGATATCTACCGCATCACCATTACTTGGGTTTGCTGGCAAAGTAAGAGTAAACGCCCCTCCAGATGTATCGGCAGCTATAAGGTCTGCTGCTTCTAGGGTTCGGGCGCTTGAAACTACCTCATAGTTGATATCGGGTTGCGGGCCAGTAGGCCCAGCGGGGCCGCGCTCAACGATCTCAATAACCTCAATCTCCCTCTCTGTTACCTCAATGACTTCTTGGCTCATCGGGCAATCTCCTGATAGACCTTGGCCTTGCCAGTTGCGAACGCGATATAGGTGTAGCCAGAATAAAGTTCGATTTCGTAGACATTGTCTCCTGCTGTTAAATTTGCTGCTTGTGTGGCAGTTATTTCTATTTCGATGGTTCCAGCGGTTCCGCCAAGCGTAATCCCGCTTCCAGAGGTCAATGTGAGCAATGTAGCACTATCCTTGGCGCACTCACGAATAACCATATTTGCCCCATAGCCAGTAAGATTGACTGGGACGTTAGACTTTCCCTTGCAAGACTTGGTCAGATAACGAAACTTCGCCGTCCATGTTTTTCCTTGGACGATTTCAATATCTCTCTCAAGTCTCCAGTAGTTGGTCATTGATGGGCTGGAATATAAAAAACATTAGTTCCAACACGAATTTGCAGCCATCTAGCTGGTGTATTCGGGGTCACAGGTGTCGCGTTGGTGTGGTTGGTGGAGAAGTCTACAAACCCATTAACCACAAGATTGGTGGTTGCCGTCACAGTGCCAGTAGCTGTCAGAGTTCCAGATGCCGTTATATTGCTGAATGTGACATCGTTGGTTTGGCCAAGGCCGAGGTTGGTGCGGGTGGCTGATGCATTTGAAACACTTATTGTGTTAGCGTTTAAATTCCCAAGATCTCCTTGAGTAGTTTCTACGCGAACATTTGTAGAAGAACTTTGTAAAAACATATCATCACCACGAATTCCCAATATAGCAGATTTGTGCAACGCGGAATTTGTGTAGCTTTGTAAATAAACAGCACCGTCATTTGTGTTTGTCGTTTTAAACTGAAACGATCCAGAAATCGGTGAATCGACAACAAAAGCGGAAAAATTTGTTCCAGACTTAAATCCTGAAGCGGCGACATTGCTGAATGTGACATCGTTGGTTGATCCGAGTGCGAGGTTTGTGCGGGTGATAGCAGCTTCATTAGTGTTTGCAAAATTAATAGATGGAAAATTATAAATATACCCAGTTCCATCAAAATCTATAATTCCCTCATCTAAAATAAGAATCTTCCCAAACTGATTATAATTTGTTGAGTTAGGAACAATAATATTTCCAAATGTTACAAAGTTGGTGCTACCCAACCCCAAATTGGTTCTGCTTGCCGCCGCATTGGCTGTTGCGTTTGTTCCAGAAAATCGAATTGGTTCCACAAAACTAATGTTGTGATAAAACACCCAATCTCCATTTTCGTAAATAAACTTAACAGCCTCATCAAGATTATTGATAGTGATAAAATTGTTTGTTTCACCCAACCTCCTAATTGCTGTTGTGGAATTAGTTAATCCCTGATGGGTTACGGTAACAGTGTCACCAGCTAGTGTTGCCGCATTGGTGGGAAGTGTAATGGTATTGGTAACTCCAGAAACATTGGTAGACAAAGAATATACGTAGACATTTCTTCCGTTGGTTGTGGCATTTGTCGAATTGGTATTCGGAGAAAATGTCTGGACAATGGTTAGCAAATTGGAAGAAGTGGGGGCTACTTGCCAAAAATTTGTCGGGCTTACCACAGATCCATTGGAGTCCACGGAAACCAATCTAGTTCCAGTATTGCTGTTTGTTAGCGCAGACCATCCGAGTCCGAGGTTTGTGCGGGTGGTGGCTGGCTCATCAAAAGCAACTGCGCTTAAAAATGTCCAAGATCCATTAAATTCTCCATTATCCAATTGGATAAAATTGTTTGTTTGAACGCCGCCAAATACGGTTTGAAAAAATACCTCATTTGATGCGCCCAACCCAATCGCCGTGCGGAAATTCGTGACGTTGGCGTTCGTGAGCCATGTTGCACCAAGGCCGAGATTGGTGCGGTTGACCCCAGCAACTGCGCTAATCGTAAAACTATTGGTGTCTTCGATTAGCTCAATGCTTTGAAAGTTTGGTTCACTTGTCGCACCCAAACCCAAATTAGTTCTGCTTGCCGCCGCATTGGCTGTTGCGTTTGTTCCAGAGAAATAAACAGGATTGGCAAATGCTTGGTTTTCCAAAAGACTCCAAGATGTTGTGTAAATAAATTTTGCAGCTTCTTGGAAATTACTGATGCTTATTAGGTTTGTTATTTCTCCCTGCTGCCTAATAGCTGTTGTCGAATTGGTTAATCCGCGATGAACAACTGTTGCAATGTCACCAGAAGATGCGTTGGTCGGAAGCTGGATTGTGCTAACGACTCCAGAAATATTTGTTCTGCTGCTATAGACATAAAGATCTCTGCTATTTGTAACGGTGTTTGTTTCGCTTGAAACGAGATTTGTAAAGCTTTGAACTACTGTTGAAATTGGAGAATTTGCCCAAAAATTTGTCGGACTCACAACAACTCCGCTTGTGTTTACCAAAACTAGATTGGTATTAGTTCCAAATAACGCAGTTTGAAATGTAGAAGCACTGGAATTAGTCAGCCCAGACCAAGGAAGACCAAGATTTGTTCTGGCTGTTTCGGCATTGGTTGCCCCCGTTCCTCCAGAAATAATTCCAAGAACTCCACTTAAATTTGTAAGCTCAATTGTTGGAAGGTTTGAGCTTGATATTTGTCCAACAAGATTTGTGGAATTCAAATTAGTTAAAGATCCACCATTACTTAAAGCAAGATTACTAAGAGATAAGCTAGAAGGCTGAAAGGCTGTTGCGGGGTTGGTAGCAGCGGTTCCAAGACCAAGTCCTGCGCGGGCATTGGATGCATCAACGCTCCAGAAGTTAGTCGGCTGAACCACTGTGTTATTAGTTCCAACAAGAACATTGCGAGTTTGCCCGAAGCCCGAAACAACCAAAGCTCCTCCGATAATAAGTGAGAGAATAAGTTTCATTTTTACATTAATCGCTTCCAAACCCGCTTGGTTCCTGTTTGGCTATCATAGTCATTGGGTCGAACTACAAATGGTAGATTTTCGGAGTCAGTACCCTCAGTTAATTGATATATGGCTGGTAGTCCGCTGATAACCAAAAAGATAACAATACCAACAGCGTAGGTTCCACTGACGGTATTTAAGCTGTCAAGATTGGTTGCTCCACCACCATCCAAGCCTGTAATCGATGGCTCAACACGAAGGATGTTGACGCTGGGAGTTTGTATCGGGGTTGAGGAAACTCCGATAACACTAGAGGAAGGAATAGGAATACAGATTTTGCTCATCGGGTTACCTCTGGAGAAATAATTACGTTACCTTGTAGAATGCGGGTTGTGACGGCCCCTGTAGTAAGCTCAAGGTCATATACGGCTTTATCACAGACCGAGAGCAATGCCGTGTCAGACGCTGAAATAAACAACCTAATAGATCCAGTAGTCTCATTTAAAATAATTCTACCATTGTCTGTCGATAGTTCAAGGATTAGTGCTTTGGATTCGGGCTTTGAGCGGATATGCATCTTGGCTGTATAACCCGCAAGGTTGACAGGAGCCGAAGGTTCGCCCGTCTCATAGAAAAGAGTCTGGTTAAAAGTCGCGCCTTGGAATATACAGATATCCGCAATGGCAATAGGTAGTTCGGCCATAAAAATTCAGATTAGAATCTACCATTTTGTCTTCAGAGTCAAGGACTGTTTAAGTTTCTTGAAGCTTTCTTTGTTGAGCCGTTTCTTTTCCTCAATCGCCTCGCTGCCAGCCATAGCTCCGAATATCTTGCGGGCGACAAACAATCCTACTGCAAAAGAGTCAAATAAGTCAGGAGACTTTCCTATCCGCTTTTTCATGTCGGTTTTAGACTCAATAATAATCTTCCGAGTCCTACGCACATACTTTCTCTGAGTCATCTCCCATGCCAGATCGGGGGTTATTCCTTTGAGTTGTTCGCATTCTAGAAAGTAGCGAGCGGCAAAGCAGAGTTCGCTTGCCATATTGTGAAACAATTCTTTGCCAACTTGGGGTTTTCCCGTGACTTCGTTCCTCATGGCGTATTGGGCGCTGACGGGCAAATCGGATGCTGCCCCTGCGAAACTCACTGCATGCCAACCCTTTAGGAGTTCTCGTTCTCCGATTGACCAGAAGATACCACCCGCCGAAGCATCCACCCCCATCCATTGATTTGGTATTCCCAATTTAAGGGATAGGTCGTGGATTTGCTGGATCATCTCGTATTGGAAGTCCTCTTGAGATCCCGCCCTTCGGTTGAGGACATACTGTTTCTCGACAGCTATCGCCCACTTGCCGCTGATCAGCCTCCCATACTTCATGTGTGTGAAAACAAAGCGGTCTCCTCCTTCGGTGTAGCTAGGGTCAATTCCAGCTATATCTTTCGGGGTTCCATCCCAGATGGGTTTATCCAATGCCCCGTGACGAGCTAGTAGGATATCTGACACAATCGTGGAATCATCGGCGTCTGCGGGAGGCCAGAAGCCCCGAAACTTTCTCCAATACTGCGGGTTTAGCTCTCCGAGTTCCTTTTTGGCCAATGCCACATCGTTTGGCTTGGGTAGGAATGGGTAACGGAGTCCCTTGCCAGCATCGAAGGATTGTTGGTTGGGGTTGTCGTTTTCTGAATCAAACCTGATACAAACCCCCTCAATACCAGCTACTCGTATCTTCCAATTCGGGGTTTGCTCGTCCACACTCATCCACCCCTTGATGGGTTCGCAGAACTTCCCGTGGGGGTCAAAGATGGAGGATGGGTTGCCAGCGCCCACAATATAGAGTTCTTGCGCTCCTTTGAACCCCCACACCGCCTCGTTAATTATAGAAGCCGAACAATCTTGTAACTCATCTGCTATCAACACGATACGACGATTTTTCTTACCTTGAAGTCGCTTCTGGGCATCATCCTTGTATTCGTCACCCGCTGCTAGGAGCATGATGGAAGATGCATCACTCACACCTGTTTCGGGGTCGATAATAGCCCCCTCTTCATCCGAGAGCTTGATGATGTCCATGGACTCAATGAGTCGTCCAGAGGCTAGTCCCATGTTTCGGGCTTCGCGGTACATCTTGACCAGTGCCGCCCAGATTCGCTGCTTTGCGTCTATTTTTGACGTAGAGACCACAATGGTCATCGTATTGATTGGGTCGCAGAACCAGTTTACAAGAGCAAACGCCGCCATCCCGTAGGATTTACCAGAGTCCGTTCCGCCAGCGAGACCAGTAACACTTCGGACAAATCGGTTACCCGTAGCCTCGTCCACCTCGTAGATTTGGTTGCAGAATGCCTGTGCGCTCAGTTCAGCCCACCTATGCCATTGGAACGTTGGCCAGATAGCAGAGACAATATTGCGATAATGGCGGGCCTTTCCAAGTCCTCCATCTTCTGGAGTAAGTCCCTGCAAAAAGGCGTCCATCTCAATACGAATTGGAGTAATCGCCTGTCCGTCTTTGGGTAACCACAACCTCCCGTATTTCTCTATCCCTTGATCAACTGTTGCCATTTATGAAATTTCTACTAAACTAATCTGGATGGAGAAAAAGCGCAAGAGCGGAGAGCGTGATTGGGATAGCCCCGAAAACCGCATTAAAAAACAAAACGCATTCAGGCTTTATGCCGCTGGAAGAGATATGCCTGAAGTAATGAAAGCCTTGGAAACCAAACACAAAGCTACGCTAGAAAAGTTGATTTATAGCGAGAAGTGGGATGACCATGCCAAAATCTGGAAAGATAATCCCGAAAAAGAAAACCCTTATCCTTGGGACATTGAAAAACCTATAGCCTTGGTTCCTCCTCCAGCCAAGATGGAAGAGATGGACAAGAGACGCAGGCTTGAGTGTATCAAGGGATTCTCCATGTATTGTTCGGGGCGCACCCTGCGTGACATTGCCGAAGAGCTTAAAGTAAGCGAATCTACTGTTTGTCTGTGGCGGGATACCCAACGTTGGATTCAATGCCGTGAGCGTCTTACCAATGAGCAATCTCCAGCACCTTGGGAAGATGACGGAGTTCCAACATTGAT